TATTAGTACAGCAAAGATACAAGACAATGCTGTAACTCCTGCTAAATATATTGAACCAGTACCATTTAGAAACATCATCATCAATGGAGATATGAGCATAGCACAAAGAGGAACTTCTGCTACTGGATTAACTGGTGGTGCTTATAATACTGCTGATAGATTTTATTTAAACATGGGTACTGCTGGAACTTGGACAAATACAATTTCAACTGATGTACCAACTGGTCAAGGTTTTGCAAAATCTTTTAAATTAGATTGTACAACTGCTAATGCAAGTTTAAGTGCTGGTTCTTACATGACAGTTCAACAAAGATTTGAAGGTCAAAACTTACAATACATAAAAAAAGGTACTTCAAGTGCTGAAAGTTTAACTTTATCTTTTTGGGTTAAATCAAATAAAACTGGAACATATATTGCTCTTTTAAAAGACAATGATAATGGCAGAGATATTTCTAAATCTTATACAATTTCATCAGCTGATACTTGGGAAAAGAAAACAATTACTTTTCCTGGAGATACATCTGGTGCTTTGGATAATGATGATGGTGCTAGTTTAATGGTATATTTTTGGTTGGTAGCTGGAAGTACATATCAATCTGGTTCATTACAAACTTCTTGGAATAGCACAGATGATAGTGCAGTAGGTCAAGTCAACCTTGCAGATAGCACAGATAACGAATGGTACATTACAGGCGTTCAATTGGAAGCTGGAACATCAGCATCTGATTTTGAGTTCTTGCCACATGATGTGAATTTAAAAAGATGTGAAAGATATTTTCAATATTATCACGAGATTAGAATGTATGTAAGCCTTGCAAGAATAGGAGATACATCAGGTATTTGGACACCAAGTTTTTATTATAGAAACAAATTTAGAACTACACCGACAAAAGTTTATTACGACACAGATGGATATTCTGGTAACTCAAATAGAATGAGAGTTATGAGATTAGATAGTTCAAACACAACTACTACTAATATTAATGGTGGTTTTTATGAAGATACAAACACAGATTTTGCTATTAACTCATATAACACAAGTACAGGAATAGCTGGTTATGGAGATTCAGCAATTTTAACCTTTTATGATTTAGAAGCAGATGCAGAATTATAGGAGAAATAATTATGAATATTAACACAGTAGAAAAATTATATAATGGAATAAATAATCAACACAATGGTTATGAATTAATACTACAAGATGACACAAAATTTTCTGTACCATTAAATTCAGAAAATAGACACTACCAAGCAATTCAAGAATGGGTAGCAGATGGTGGAACAGTAATAGATAATCCGCCTGAGTAAAACTTAATGAACAATGAAAAATGGCACTAAACAAACTCACAACCAAACATCTTGCAGACGATACAACGGGTTGGAAACAAATTTAATTAATGGTAAAACAGTTTTTCACTTTTAAGTGAGAATATCAGGTACAATGACATTAGTTGTTGTATAAATTTAAATAAACTAACTTTGGATGTACTTACGAGGACATTCATCACATAGGAGAAAAGTAAAATGGCACATTTTGCAAAACTAGGAATAAACGGCAAAGTTCTTTCAGTAGAAGTTGTCGCAGACGCTGACTGCCAAGGTGCAGACAGCACAGAATTGGAATCAATTGGTGTTGATTTCTTAAATAGAACACACGGTTGGCCTTTATGGGCAAAAACTTCTTACAATACTAGAGGCGGAAAATACTGGAATGCTGATGGTACAGAGCATTCTGACCAATCAAAAGCATTTAGAGGTAACTACGCAGGTATTGGTTATACTTGGGACGAAGATAATGAAATCTTTTGGCCAAAACAACCACACGCAAGTTGGACTAAAAACACAACTACTGCTTCATGGGACTCACCAATCACTTATCCTTCAGTAATAGATGATGGAGAAGATACTCCTGTTTGGACATATAGCATTACTTGGAACGAATCAGGTTATCAAGCTAACAACGCTAAAGGTTGGGAAGCTACTAAATCAAATGATTCAGCTGACCCTAAAACAATCCACGATTGGAATGGTTCAGCTTGGGTAGCTAGATAATATAATTATAATTTAGAAGTGAGGTGATATTATGCTTTCTAAAAAGCAGTTACATGAATTGTCTATAATTACAGGTACTATTGATGATGTATCAGCAGTTAATATTGATATGCTTAAAAACCATGTCTTATCAAACTGGACATTAAACAATAGACTTACAGACAATGATTTCAAGTATGAACATGATTACAGTAAGGTACCTTATCATCAACATTTACAATGGGTGCAGGACTATATCAGAGACCACTATCGAATAGAATATGGTCGAACATTATGTCCTACACCTGTTAATTCTGTTGCAGGCATTGTACAAACTGAAAATGAGAAAATTAATACTCATAATCATTTAGACGCCTTTGATTTACATGGTTCTCCAGATATTTCATGTCTATACTGTATTCAATCAGGTGAGAAAGAAACTTCGGTAACTTTCAACTACAATGACGGTAGAAAAAAAGGCTGGAGTTGGAGAGTGCCAATTAAAAAAGGCCAATTTATATTGTTTAGTTCAGAGCTAGACCATTATATTGGTAAAAATCAAAACAAAGATTTTTTAATAAATTTGAGTTTTAGATATCATTTAGTTTAGTATAAATATATGGTAGAGGGTATTAAAAATATATGGCACTTACAAAATTACCAAAAGACGGTTTAGCAACTGACTCAGTATCTACGAGTCAAATAGAAGACGGTACTGTTCAAAACCAAGAGTTTGCTGATGGTACACTTACTAATGCTAAACTGGCCGACTCTACCATAGCTAACGCAAAACTTTCAAATTCTTCATTTACAATTAACGGTACATCAATAGCTTTAGGTGCTTCAGGCTCTGTTGCTGATGGTGAATTTGTTGATTGGCAATCAGTTGTTACAAGTAATACAACTATGGTTGCAGGTCGTGGTTACTTTGTAAACACCACATCTGGTGCGATTACAATGACATTACCATCAAGTGCGACTATCGGTGATACAATTGCAATAAAAGATTACGCTGGAACATTTGCTACAAATAATTTAACAATTGGAAGAAACTCACATAAAATTCAAGGCAATACAAACGATTCTATACTAACAACAAATAGAGCTCAAATAACATTAGTTTATGCAGACGCAACAAAAGGTTGGTTATTTACAGACGAACATAATGTGGCCGATTTACAACAAAGTCCATATGTTACTGCTACAGGCGGTACTGTATCAAACACAGGTGATTATAGAATACACACATTTAATTCATCATCTAACTTTGTTGTATCAGACGCCGGTACAGGCGTACCAACTTCAGGTAAAGTAGATTACATGGTAATCGCTGGAGGTGGTGGCGGAGGTTCAGACGCTGGTGGCGGAGGAGGTGCAGGTGGTTATAGAGAATCTGCCGGCACAGATACAGGTAGTTATACTGTGAGTCCATTAGGTTCAGGCGTACCTTCAATTACTGTTACAGCCCAAACTTATCCTATTACAGTAGGAGGCGGAGGCGGTTCTAATTCAAGAGGTTCAAATTCAATATTTTCAACTATTACATCAACAGGCGGTGGTTCAGGACCTGGTACTAATCCTGGCGGAGAAAGACCTGGCGGCTCTGGTGGTGGAGGAAGATATACAACTCCAGGAGGAACAGGCAATACTCCACCTGTAAGTCCACCTCAAGGAAATCCAGGCGGTAATTCAATACCACCTGCTGGTGCTTTTGGTGGCGGTGGCGGAGGCGGTGCTACGGCTCCAGGTTCAACAACAAATCCTTCAGGTGCAGGAAATGGTGGCGCTGGTGCTACATCAAATATTAATGGTACAGGCACTACAAGAGCCGGCGGCGGCGGAGGCGGAGGAGGAAATCCTTCAGGTTCTACCGTAGGTGGTTCAGGTGTAAACGGTGGAGCTCCAGGTAGAAATTATAATGACGCAACTCCAGGTCCAAGTGCTACAGCAAATACAGGTGGTGGTGGAGGTGCAGGTGCTGATGGTGCAGCTCCTAAGAACGGTGGTAATGGCGGTTCGGGTTTAGTAATTTTAAGGTATAAGTATCAAAACTAATATAAATAGTATAAAGAGATAAAAACATGGCATTAACAAAAGTAACAAAATCAGGTCTTGCAGACAATTCAGTTGACGCAGCTAAATTAGTTGACGGCACGGTTGTAGCTGCCGACATAAATGATGGTACAATTACAAACGCAAAATTAGCCGGTTCTATTACAAATGCAAAATTAGCAAACTCATCAATTACAGTAAATGGTACTGCCGTGGCATTAGGTGGTTCTACAACAAGTCAACACATTGATTGGCAATCAGTTGTAACATCAAATACAACTATGGTATCTGGAAGAGGATACTTTGTAAACACAACTTCAGGTGCAATTACAATGACTTTACCTGCCTCTCCAAGTGCAGGTGATTATGTTGCTATCAAAGATTATGCAGCTACTTTTCAAACAAATTCATGTACTATTGGTCGTAATAGTTCAAACATTCAAGGCAATGCAAGCAATTCAGAAATAGACACAACAAGAGCAAGTGTTGTTTTAGTTTATGCTGACTCAACAAAAGGTTGGTTATATACTAACGAATCAAATGTTGCAGATTTACAAGAAACACCTGAGTATGTAACAGCAACTGGCGGTACAATAACAACTATTAGTGATGATAAAATTCACACATTTACATCATCAGGAAATTTTGTAGTAACAAATGCTGGTGATATTATTGGTACTTTAGGTTCAACAACAGTAGAGTATTATGTATTAGCAGGTGGCGGTGGCTCTGCTGGAGATAGAGGAGGTGGCGGAGGCGGAGGTGGTCTGAGAACAAATCACACCAACGGTACTCCTTCTCCTAGAGATGGTGGACTAGCGGTCACAGCTCAAACTTATCCAATTACAATTGGTTCCGGCGGTAGTGCTCATCCAAATAATAAAGGAACATCAGGTTCAAATTCAGTATTCAGTACAATCACATCTGCTGGCGGCGGCGGAAGCGCCGGTGCAGGCGCTTCAAGTGCAGCTTTGAGTGGCGGTTCAGGTGGCGGCGGCGGAGGTATTACTGGTTCTGGCAATACAGGTGGTTCAGGAAATACTCCACCAGTTTCTCCAGCACAAGGTTATGATGGCGGTAATGGAAACGGTTCAGAATCAGGACCTGCTTTAAGAACAGGTGGTGGCGGCGGCGGTGCAGGCCAAGCCGGTGTTAATGGTTCAACATCATCAGCGGGTAGAGGCGGAAATGGTTACAACAGTCTTATAGCCGGTCCAGGTTCTCCACTATACAAAGGTTCAGGAGGCGGCGGTGGTGCTCAATCAGGCAGCGGTGCTGATGGCGGCTGTGGCGGCGGAGGTAACGGAGGCGGACCAGGTTCAGCAGGTAATCCAGGTCCAGCAAATACTGGCGGCGGTGCCGGTGGCGGAGGCTGTAGTTCTGGCGGAGCAGCTGGCGGTTCAGGTTATGTCGTTGTTAGATATAAATATCAGAATTAATAAAATAAGAGGAAAAATTATGAAAAAGTTATGGAAAAAAATTAAAGGATTTTTCTTTTCAACTCCTTTAGTATTGACAAAAGAAGTTAAAAAAATTGATACAAAAGGTTTAGAAAATAAAACAAAAGCCGAGTTAGAAAAACTAGGTAGAAAAATCGGTGTCGAATTAGATAAACGATTTACAAAAGCGAAATTGATTGCAGAAATCAAAAAACAAAATAAAAAACTATAACATTAAGGATATATTATGGCTGATAATGCAATTACGATAGACGATAAAGAATATGATATTGAACAATTGCCTATAGAGTTAAGAAATTACATAGCTGCTAGACAAGAAATTCAACAATCTAAAATCCGACATGAAATTGAATTGGAAAAAATAGAAGTATTAACCAATTTTTACAATGGAAAAATACAAGAAGGAATAAAACAATTCAATGGCAGCAGTAGCGAATCTTAGAATAGACCAAGGAGCTTCTTTTAGTTCAGATGTAACTGTAACTAATTCAGATGGTAACGCAGTTGACTTAGCTGGTTATACAGCGGAAGCTAAACTTGCAAACAGTTATGGTTCTTCCACATATGTTTCATTTACCACACAAATAGCAGCTGACACCTCAACAGGTGTTATATCTATTTCATTAACTGATACACAAACAACAGCTTTATCCGCTCCTGCCAGATATGTTTATGATGTTTATATAACAAAAACCTCAGATAGTACGGTTACTAGAGTTATCGAAGGCATTATTACAGTAAATCCAAAAGTTTAATTATTCCTGAGTCTTTTTTTATTATAAATATTACAAAGAGAGAGGAAACCGATGGTGAAAGCAGTTATTAATACTACTGGTGGAGTTAGAGCTAATATAAACTCTTCCACATCCTCAGGACCACAACAGGTATCTGTTCAGGTTCCGAGCACAAATGTAAATATTACAAATGTGAATAGATTGAGAAGTTTGACGGATGTAGATTCTTCTACACTAACAGATGGCGCTTTATTACAATATGATGGTTCTTCAGATAAATTCGTAACAAAAAACGAGTTAGACACAACAACAGGAACATTGGTGTTTAACGGAGGCAATTTTTAGGAGCTATAAATGTCAACAATAATTCAGATAAAAAGAAGTGCAAATACTTCGGCTCCATCAACGCTAAAACTAGGTGAATTAGCTTATACTTATGGTACTGGTACGC